TGTCTCTGCTCGCTCTGTTCATCGCGATCCGGCACACCAAGGGTCGCGGCCTGATCGTCATCGTCGGGAAGACGTTGCAGACGATCGAACGCAACGTCATCGGCGAGATGCAGAAGCCGGAACTGTTCGGGCGTCTCGCGAAGCAGGTGAAGCACACGACCGGGTCGAACACGGCGATCATCCTCGGCCGGGTCGTGCATCTCGTCGGCGCGAACGACGCGCGCTCTGAGGAGAAGATCCGCGGGTCGACGATCGAGCTCGCGTACGTCGATGAGGCGACGCTGGTTCCCGAGGCGTTCTGGGCGATGCTGCTGACCCGTCTGCGTGTCGCCGGCGCCCGCCTCCTCGCGACTACCAACCCTGGATCCAGTCAGCATTGGCTGCGCGTGAAGTACATCCTCGACGCGGACGCGCAGAACATGATCGTGTTCCACTTCACGATGCACGACAACCCGCTCTACTTCGAGGGCGGCGACCCGGGCCCGTCGTACATCGCCGACATGGAAGCGTCGTTCCGGAAGTCGAAGCTGTTCTTCGACCGGTTCATCCGCGGCCTGTGGACGAACGCTGAGGGCGCGATCTACGACGGTTGGGACCCGGCGGAGCACGTGATCCCGTGGGAGCAACTCCCGCCCATGTACAGGCTCCTCGGCGTCGGCATGGACTTCGGCACCCAGCACGCCACGTCGGTGATCCTTCTCGGCCTCGGCTACGACCGGAAGCTGTACGCGATCGACGAGCTCCGCATCGAGTCGGACGCGCAGACGCACCGCCAAGCCCCATCAGTACAGGCGAAAGCGATCGCCGACTGGTTGAAGATCAACCATCTCCCCGAGGGGTTCCTGCGACCCGAGGGGCTGTTCGCCGACCCGGCCGCGCTCGCGTACCGGCAGGAACTCCGCGAGTCGCAAGGAGTGGACACCGCCCCGGCCGACAACTCCGTCGCGTACGGCATCGGCCTCGTCGCGTCTCTCCTTGCCCGCGGCCTGCTGAAGGTCACCGACCGGTGCTGGGGCGTCATCAAGGAAGCCCCCGAGTACCGGTACGACCCGAAAGCGCAGGAACGCGGCGTCGACGAGCCCATCAAGGACCGCGATGACTCCCTCGACGCTCTCCGCTACGTGATCGCCTCCACCGAGTACGAGTGGCGCGACGAAGTCGGCCCGAGACCACACACGTTCTGACCTGGGAAGGGGGAACCTGATGCCGCTCCCCGCTTCGTCCCTGACCGCACAGTGGCCGCCGAAGGTCCTCGACAACCTGCTGCCCGCGATGGCCCGGTGGGGTGCGTGGTGGGCGAACGACCTGAACCGGCTGCAGTACGTGTACGGCGGCGGGATCATGCCGGACCGGACGGGGTTCTTCGCTTCCGACACGGGCGGCATCAAGGTCCACTCGCTCGGCCCGATCCGCTGGTTCGTCGCGCAGCCCGCGATCGGTACCCGCCTGAACACGAAGCTCCCGGTCCCGATCGCTGCGGAGATCTGCCAGGCGTCCGCGGATCTGCTGTTCTCCGACCCGGTGACGGTGACCGCGAATGACGAGGCCACGCAGGCGCGCGTCGGGGAACTGCTGGACGACGGGTTCCACTCGTCGGTCGCGGAAGCCGCGGAGATGTCGGCCGCGCTCGGCGGCGTGTACCTCCGCGTCACGTGGGACGACACCGTGAAGCCCGACGGCCCGTTCACGACCGTGAAGGACGCTGACGAAGCGATCCCCGAGTTCCGGTTCGGTGTGCTCACCGCGGTCACCTTCTGGGCTGTGGTCGCTCGCGACGGGAAGAACGTGTGGCGTCACCTGGAACGCCACGAGCTGACCGCGCTCGGGCGGGGTGTGATCCTCCACGGCCTGTACGTCGGGGACGACACGACTCTCGGCATGCGCGTCGGCCTCACCAGCCGCCCCGAGACAGCGCCTCTCGCGATCCACGCTGACCTTTCCGCCGAGGGCACGATCGACACCCTGTCGCCGGGCCTCGCGGTCACGTACATCCCGAACCAGACCCCGAACCGGTCGTGGCGTCACGACCCGCTCGGGCAGAACCTGGGACGCTCCGACCTCGACGGCATCGAGCACCTGATGGATCAACTGTCGGAGACGATGTCGGACTGGATGCGGGCACGCCGCGCCGCGCGCGCCCGCGTGCTGGTGTCGAAGGAGCTCGCGAAGTCCGCCGGCCCCGGTCAGGCGTCCGTGGTCGACATGGATCAGGAGACGTACGTCTCGACCGACATGAGCGGCCAGTCCGGCACGGCACCCCTGTCGATGGCGGACCGGATGAACGTGATGCAGCCCGCGTTCGACCCCGCCGGGTACAAGGCCACCGCCGACGAGCTGGTCGAGCAGATCCTGCAGATGGCGGGCTACTCGATGTCGACGTTCGGTGTGCAGGGTGAGCAGCGCGGCGACCGCACGGCGACGGAGATCGAAGCCCGCGAACGCCGCTCCCTGATGACCCGTGCACGGAAGATTCGGATCTGGCGTCCCGCACTCGAGGCGTACATCGAGAAGCTGCTCGCCGTGGACCGTGACTTCTTCGGCCACCCGAGCAGCGGTGAAGTGCACGTCGAGTTCTCCGATGGTGTGCAGGAGTCGCAGTTGCATCTCGCGCAGACCGTGCAGGCCCTGTACGCGTCGGAGTCCGCGTCGGTCGAGGAGCGGGTGAGCATCCTGCACCCCGACTGGGACGAGACGCAGATCAACGACGAGGTCTCGAAGATCAAGACGGAGTTCGCGCAGACGCTGCCCGACCCGATGATGAACCCGTTCGACCAGGCGGCGTCGGGTGACCCCGCAGCCGGCTGAGCCGTCGTCGGAACAGATCGCGGCAGCACTGATCGGCCTGTACGTCCTTGCCGAGCATGAGCTGCTCGCGGGAGTGTCGGCGGTGCTGCGGATGCCGTGGTCGGTGTCGCGGGACGCGTTGATCCTGACCCGCGCGCGTCTCCTCGTTCGCCAGGTGCTGACGTACCTCACGGCACGGTCCACCCCGATGCTGCAGGCGATGATCACTGCCGCGGTGGCTGAGGGCCGCCGGGACGCGGAACTCGTCCTCACCCGGGCGCACCAGGCCGGTGGCGGTGGTGGTGGGCGTGTCCCCCCGGGCCGGGATGTGACGTTCCCCGGCGGTGACCCGTTCGACCTGTCGATGCCTCACGGTGAACGCGCAGCGGCCGCGATCCGCAACGACATCGTGTCGTCCCTCGATGACGTCCGGTTCCGGATCACCCGCCTCCCCGACGACATCTACAAGATGATCGCCCCGAACGGCGCGGTCCGGCAGGTCCTCGACAACAACGTCACCCCCGCGCAAGCGCAGGCGATGGCGTGGCGGGTGTTCGTGTCGCAGGGCATCACCGGGTTCACCGACAAGTCCGGCCGGAACTGGTCCCTGTCGGCGTACACGGAGATGGCTGTCCGCACCGCCGCGACCCGCGCGTACAACGCGTCACACCTCGCCCGCATGCAGGCCCTCGGCGTCGACTACTTCTCGGTGCCCGACACGGGGCATCCGTGCCCGTTGTGCTTCCCGTGGCAGGGGCGTGTGCTCACCGCGACCCCGGTCGCGTATCCGACGATCCCGGTCGACGCGACGATCGCGGAAGCGACCGCGGCGGGCCTGTTCCACCCGAACTGCAAGCACACGCTCATCCCCGTGTTCCCCGGGGTGACGGTGCTGCCCGAGGCCCACGTGTGGACCCCGGAGATGCAGGACGCGTACGACCTGTCGCAGAAGCAGCGTCGCCTCGAGCTGGACGTGCGGAAGGCGAAGCGGCAGCTCGAGTTCGCGGTGTCTCCGGAGACCCGCGCGGACGCGCGCGTGAAGGTGCGTGCGGGTCAGGCGAAGCTGCGCGACTTCGTCGCGACGTCCGGGTTCGCCCGCGACTACCGGCGTGAGCAGGTCGACCTGACCGACGCCCGCATCAAGCTCCCGACTCCCATCCGGTGAGTCGGGTCATCCCCAAGCAAGGAGAACGATCATGGCACTCACCGATTCTGACCTCGTCGACCACGACGACGACGCTGACCTCAAGGCCGCGTCCCAGCGAACCGACGATCGACTCAGGATCGCGTCCGACTCGCCCCCTGCACCCGATCACGCAAGGCGTCTGGCAACTCAGCAGGCCATCCGCGGCTACCTCTGGGACGCCGCGTTCGAGATCGAGGCGAATGTGCAGCCCTGCCGTGAAGCATCTCTGGCCCTCACGCACCTCGAAGAGGCGCTGATGTGGGCGGGCAAGGCCATCTTCCGCTGATGCCCACCCGCCAACGGAAGGCCCGGAAGCGCGCCGGCATCGCGTTCACGAAGACGCCGAAGACAGCCCCCAGCGTCCCGACACCCCCAAGCCTCGGTCTCACGTCGATGGCCGAGATCCTCGCCGGCCTCGTCATCCGCGGCCGGTAACCATCCCCACCACGAGCCTGGCGCTCGGAAGGAGCACGACCATGTTCATCAAGAAGCCGTTCCCGCTGCTGCGGTTCGTGGGCGACGCCGTCGAAGGCACGTCGACCCCGCCCGCTCCGGCTGCGCCGGCCGCGCCCGCCGAACCGGCCGCACCGCCCGCGCCCAGCGAGAAGGTCGAGGACCTCCCCGACTGGGCACAGAAGGTCATCCGCGACACCCGGAAGGAAGCGGGCGACTACCGCACCGCTGCGAAGACCGCCGCGGAGGAGGCGCAGAAGGCCCTGACGGACAAGCTCGCCGTCGCCCTCGGCCTCAAGCCGGACGCCGCGACCGACCCCGCCGCGCTCACCGCGTCGCTGACGAAGGCGCAGCAGGACGCCGTCACCTCCGCCCGCGAGCTCGCCGTGTTCAAGCAGGCCGCTGCGGCCGGCGCGGACCCGTCGAAGCTCCTCGACCGGGCTTCGTTCCTCACTTCCATCGGCGGTATCGACCCGACCGATGGTGCGGCGATCAAGGCGGCCATCGACGCCGCCGTGACCGCAGATCAGACCCTCAAGGCGACCCGGGCGGTCGGCGCGAGCACTGTCGAAACTCCCGGCGGGACCGGCGAGCAGGGACAGATCACCGAAGCGCAGCTTGCGCAGATGACCCCCGAGCAGATCGCGGAGGCCCACGAGAAGGGCCTCCTCAAGGATCTGCTCACCTAACCCCTGAAAGGAGAGCCTCGTGGCTTTCAACAAGTTCAAGCCGGAGATCTGGAGCGCCCTGCTCCTGATCGCCCTCCGGAAGTCGCTGGTGTACAGCGCCTTCACCAACCGCGACTACGAGGGTGAGATCGCGGAGGCGGGCGACACCGTCCGCATCACCTCCGTCGGCCGCCCGACTGTCTCGAACTACGTCCCGGGAACGACCGTGATCGCGCCCGAGACCGTGGCGGACAGCCAGCGCACCCTCGTCGTCGACCAGGCGAAGTACTTTGCCTTCCAGGTCGACGACGTCGACAAGCGCCAGGCGAAGGGCGGCATCCTCGAGCAGCTCACCAACGAAGCCGCGTACGCGTTCGCCGACACGGTCGACCAGTACATCGCGTCGTTCTACACGTCGATCCAGCAGGCGAACCAGCTCGGTTCGATCTCGGTGTCGGCCGCGACCCCCGGGCAGGCGTACGACAACGTGCTGGTGCCGCTGAAGGTCAAGCTCGACAAGGCGAGCGTCGCGACCCAGGGTCGCTCCGTCGCCGTCACGCCCGACTTCCACGGTGTCCTCCTCCGCGACCCCCGCTTCATCAAGGTCAACGAGGCTGGCACCGACCAGGGCCTCCGAAACGGTCTCGTCGGCCGCGCCGCCGGGTTCGACATCCTGCTCACGAACAACGCCCCGAACACCACGGGCAGCGAGTTCGCGACGATCGCCGGCAACGACCGCGCGATCACCTTCGCGGATCAGATCAACAAGGTCGAGCCGTACCGGCCGCAGTCCTCGTTCTCCGACGCCGTGAAGGGCCTGCTCCTCTTCGGCGCGAAGAACGTCCGTCCCGACTCGCTGGCGAGCGCGCTCGTCACGGTCACGGCCTGAGAAAGGAGCGCTGACACA